CTCGTGAAGCCGTACAAAAAGAACCGAAGCCTTGAACAGAATGACATGTTCCACGCATGGTGTGGTACAATAGCGGACAAGACAGGACACTCCAAGCAGGAGATAAAGCAGATCATGGTGGAGTCAACCTTTGGCGCTGAGGAGTTTTTAAACCTCCAAGGACGAGCCAGAACAAGGTTGAGAGAGACTTCAGGAATGAAGGTAGGGGAAATGTCCGAGCTGTTGGAAAGGACAATTCAAATTGGCATCGAACTAGGGGCGGAAGTCCCAGAGGTGACATATGGGTAGTGGGAGCAGAGGAGAGGTTGAAGCGTTGGGACCAACAGAGGACTTTGATTGGCAAGAAGCGCAGAGTTCTGATGAGGCAGAGGTTTCTGAGTTAAGGCAAGCGGCACTGCCGAAAATAAAACCAGAAGTTATATACATGATGAGGGAGATTAAAAAACCATTCGCCCTTAGCAGGGTCAAACCGCGCAAGGGGCATGGTGGAGGCACTCTTCACTACATTGATGCTCGTGATGTAATGTTCAGGCTCGATGAAGTAGTCGGCCCTCTTAACTGGCAAGACTCTTACAAAGAGGTGATGGGCAGAATCGTCTGCACTCTCAGCATCAGGTTTGGAGATGAGTGGATATCGAAAGAGGATGGGGCTGGAGACACCAAAATAGAAGGGGACAAAGGCGGGATTAGCGATGCCTTCAAAAGGTCGGCTGTCAAGTGGGGTTGTGGTCGTTATCTTTATTACTTCCCCAAAAACGGAAGCATCCCTTCATGGGCTGACCCGGATAGCGGCAAATGGACTAACGAAGTGTCAGACAGAATATGAAGAAAAAGAAAGCCAGAAAGGATAACGACTGGCCCTTAAAAGAAAAGGACATAACGAACGCTGTTTGTAAGTCCTGTGCTCTGTGTTGTTCGATGGAGTGGAAGCCCGGAGGGGACGAGAGAATGATGGACGGCCTAAGGGCTATGGTTGAGCCTGATGGGGTAATGACGCGAGGTCTTGAATGGATAGGTGATGGAGTTCGCATCTGGTGCACACACCTAAAGGGAGGCAATGGGGAGGGGTGGGAATGTGGCATTTACAACCGAAGGCCACAGATTTGCAAAGATTTTAATTGCGTCAGTTGGGCTAAGGTAAGCAATAACAAAGAGCTTTACAATGAAGTTCTTAAAAAAATAGGGATGACATAAGGTTATGGGACATTGGTACGATCAAGAAGGGAACCCTCGTCATGAGGTGCGCGGAAAGAAGGGGATGCGTTCAACCAACCTGCGTGACGCGAGAAAGAGTGGGTGGATCCCCTCTGTCTCTACGGTGTGGTCTGATGTGGTGAGCAAGCCCATGCTCACGAGGTGGAAGGAAAACAATCTAATGAAGTTCATGCATCACAGGGCTGTCGAGTGGGCGGAGGACAACCAAACATTCACAGATGACCCAGCATTGATTGACTCCCTCACAAAGGATGCTAGGGAAATGTTCTCCCTCCACCAGAAAGAGCTGACTGATCGAGGGATCAACGCACACCAATCATTGTCAATCTACTTTAATAGTTTGGGAACGGATGTTGTTGACCTTGGTGACCACGCTTTAATGATAAGAAATGTAGTAGCCAAACTGGATCAACTCTGTGGGAAGCAAAACTGGGAGTCAGAGAAGTCGTTTGCCCACAGCCACGGCTATGGAGGTCAGGTTGATCTCTGCTCTGATGAGTTTGTTATTGACTTCAAAACAAAAGACATGAGCAAGGGCGCTGATGTAAAGAAGATGGTCTTTGATGATCACGGGGTTCAATTAGCGGCCTACGACACAGGGCTTGGTGACTCAGGACGAAGGCTTATAAATCTTTATATAGACGTTGCCTCTGGGACCGTGTTAGAATGGGAGCATGAGGATACAGAGCGGTATTGGGATATGTTTAAACACGCTTTAGAGCTTTGGAAGTTAATTAAGAAATATGACCCGAAGTGGTATCCAGAAATGGGGCCGAAAGATAGCGGTCTTTCATCGTTGCAATACAAAAGGTAAACGACATGAATGTAAACAAGGTGATGTTAGTTGGTCGGGTTGGTTCTGACCCTGACATTAAAGATGTCCGTGGCGATCTAAAGATCTGCAATATAAGCCTAGCGACTAGCAGCGGATATGGAGACAAGGAATCAACCGACTGGCACAGGGTTACTTTCTTTGGAAAAACCGCAGAGACAGTTAAAGAGTATGTTGTCAAAGGGCAAGAGATCTATGTAGAAGGCAGGATTCAGTATCGAAAGTACACCGACAAACAAGGCGTAGAAAAATACAGCACCGACATCATCGCCAACCAGATGCAGTTAGGGCAAAAAGCAAAAGGGTCAGCTCCTGCAAGCAGCTACACCCCCGCAACTCCTCCAACAGAGGATGGTGATATACCGTTTTAAATTGACGGGGGTGCGGTCACACTTTCTCCTTCTAACTCCCTGTCTCCCATAGTGACTGCATCCCCTTCACCTTATTGGTGGGAGAAGGATGAGACAAAGTTAAAAATCATCTATTACGGGGCCAAGCATATTTGGAAGATGAGGTACGAAATGGTGCCGGAGAAAAATTACAATTGGGAGACTTGGTTCAAGGATAAGTACAAGTTGTCTCTTCAAGAGTTTTCTGTGTGGGCAAATGAGAACAAGTTAAGGGAGAGGTTTGGGAGAAAATGAACGAATATCAAAAGTTTATTCATAAGAGTAGGTATGCTCGTTACCTTGATTCCGAAGGCAGACGCGAGACTTGGGAAGAGACAGTGCAGAGATACTGTGACTTCTGGGAGAAGCCTCTGCCTGATGAAGTAAAGCAAGCCATCTTAGACATGGAGATCATGCCAAGCATGAGGGCGTTGATGACCGCTGGCCCTGCGCTTACGCGAGATCATATGGCGGGATATAATTGCTCCTTCATTTCTATTGATCATGTTAGAGCGTTCGATGAGAATCTGTACGTCCTTCTTTGCGGAACCGGAGTTGGCTTCAGTGTAGAGAGACAATTCATAAGCAAGTTGCCTGATGTGTCTGATTCGTTTCATCACACAGACACCACCATTGTGGTGCGTGACAGTAAGATCGGATGGGCAAAAGCATTAAGAGAATTGATTAGCCTGTTATACCAAGGCGCTATTCCTGAAATTGATTACTCAAGAATACGTCCTTCAGGAGCAAGGCTTAAAACTTTTGGAGGTAGAGCCTCCGGCCCCGATCCATTAAAGAGATTGTTCACTCAATATGTTAGAATATTTAAGGGCGCGGCTGGAAGAAGGCTTAACAGTATAGAGTGTCACGACCTTCTCTGTTTCAACGGGGAAGCGGTAGTAGTAGGGGGTGTGCGTCGTGCGGCAGAGCTAAGCCTGAGCAACCTTACGGATGAGCGTATGCAGAGGGCTAAGATGGGGCAATGGTGGGTTGACGAGCCACAGAGGGCGCTGTCGAATAACTCCGTCTGCTACACAGAGAAGCCCGACATTGGAATCTTTATGAGGGAGTGGATTGCTCTTTATGAATCAAAGAGTGGTGAGCGTGGCATCTTTAACAGACAAGCTGCTAAGGATCTGGCTCCAGAAAGAAGAGATACTGATCACGAGTTTGGGTGCAATCCATGTAGCGAGGTGATTCTTAGAAGCTGTGGTCTATGCAACCTGTCAGAGGTTGTTCTCAGACCAACTGACACAATAGATAACGTCCTCCGCAAGGTGCGTTTAGCAACCATCCTTGGGACTTATCAGTCCACCCTCACCGACTTCAGATATGTGCGGCCTGTATGGAAACGCAATGCAGAGGAAGAGAGGCTGCTTGGGGTTAGCTTTACTGGAGTGTTTGATTGCCCAGCTATACTAAACGCTACTCCCGCTGAACTGGAAGACCTAAAGATGAACGCTGTAGAGACTAACAAGCTGTGGGCAAAGAAGCTAAAGATTGAACAGTCCGTAGCTGTAACCTGCATAAAGCCATCTGGCACTGTCAGTCAGTTGGTTGGTGTTTCCGGCTCTGGGCTGCATCCCTCTTACTCCAAACATTATATAAGAAGAGTGAGGCAGGACATTAAAGACCCGCTGAATGAAGCCCTGATTGGATCAGGTCAACCATACTCTGTCGATCCTTATAATAAGGATGCGCTAGTTTTTGAGTTCCCCATGAAGACCCCTTCCAAATCTATAACCAAAGACAAGGTTAGCGCGATAGAACATCTTGAGGTATGGAAGAAGTTCTCTCTTCATTGGTGCGAACACAAGCCAAGCGTTACCATCTACGTCTCGGAGGATGAGTGGCTGGCTGTGGGTGCATGGTGTTGGGAGAACTTTGACATCCTCAGCGGGGTTAGTTTTCTACCAAAAGCAGACGATGCCCATATATATGAGGCCGCTCCCTATGAGGAGATTACTTCAGAAGAATATTCTGAAATGAAAAAGAAAACAAATTTTATAATTGATTGGGATAAGGTTGTCGAAGAAGACGACAACACAATAGGTAGCCAAGAACTGGCTTGCACCGCAGGGGCTTGTGAGATATTATGAGTGAGCTTGACAAACGGTTCCTTGAAAACCCTAACGCAGATTTATCTATAAAATATAGCCTCTCTCGCTCTGAGCAAATGATATGTATGCAATTAGCCTTTATGCGAGAACAAATAAATCGCGCTGCGGGAAGGGTTGATCAGAAAATAGGCAACCAATCCGGGTGGGATACGGACTTGCAAGGCATAGGCGGAGAGTTTGCTGCTGCTCATCTATATAATGTTTATCCTAACATGGAACTAAAACCAGACAACGGATCCGATCTCATAATTAATGACAAAAATGTTGATGTCAAGACCACGGAATATAAGACTGGAAAACTTCTCTCGAAGTTAAATGCCCGTCTAGAAGAGGTAGATATTTTTATGCTGATGGTAGGTAGATTCCCAGACTTCAAATTAATTGGTTGGACGCATACTGGAACCCTTTGCAAGGAAGAGAATATTATGGATTTAGGAAGGGGTCCGACGTATGCTATGAATCAGCGTTATTTAAATAAGGAAGAAATCAAATGAACTTGATGATCATCCCTGATCCTCACGCACACCCTGATTACAACAATGAAAGGTTCAGAGCGATAGGTCGGCTGCTCATGGCTGAGCAACCAGACTGCGTTGTATGTCTGGGGGATTGGGCTGACCTACCGTCTCTGTCCTCTTATGATAGAGGGACGAAGGGATTTGAAGGAAGGAGATATAAAAAGGACGTTGAAGCGTCCGCAGAAGCGCAGAGGGAATTCTTCTACGAATTTAATCGCTCCAACGCCCGAAAAAGAAAAGGCAATAAAAAGATATACAAGCCTAGATTTGTAATGTGCCTTGGCAATCACGAGGATCGGATCACACGAGCCGTTAACTCACAAGCTGAGCTGGAAGGCACTATAGGAATTAATGATCTGGAGTTTAAAGAGTTTGGGTGGGAGGTCGTTCCATTCAAAAGGTCTATCAGCATAGAGGGGATAGCCTTCTCTCATTACTTCACCAGCGGGGTGGCTGGAAGACCTATCTCTTCTGTCCATTTGGGACACACTCTGATCACTAAACTGCATTGTTCCTCTGTTCAGGGTCACTCCCATATCTACAATCACGCTGAGCACACCAGACCGGACGGTCAGAAGATTTTTGGGCTATCAGCAGGGTGCTACTCCCACCCAGAGTATTCAGAGTCGTGGTGCGCCGATACGGAGCATCAGTGGTGGAGAGGGGTTGTTATGCTGGAGGACTTAGATGGAGAGGGTTACTACGATTCGGTCAGGGCAATAACACAAAGGAAGATAATGAGGGACTATACTTAACGTTATCAAGATAACAATCTTGTGATCTTCTTTATGCATCCACTAGGAAAGGCTGTAACACCCGACCAATTACCCTTCTCATCTAGGGTATGCACAACCTTGACGGTTTCCTCGTCCTCTTTGAGGATGTATCCAACAGTCCAGAAGGTGGGTGGGGAGACTTCAGCCGGGTTCTCCCACCCGCTGGTTCCGATTATATCTCGCCACTCTATAACCGCTAGTGGCAACTTGTGCTTTCTCATGCGGCCTTTCCAAACCTAAGCCCCCTGTCCAGAATCTTTTCAAAAGCTCCGTTAAACCTAGCCTTTAGCTTCTCAATAGCAAGTTCGATTTGCTTTGTTTTCTCAAACTTCACATCATCCTTAATGAGTCTGCTTCTTCTTATCTTAGCTCTTAACTTGTAAAGCTTTGTAATCTCACCTTCAACAGCCTTTCTCAACGGGTCAAGCTTGGCGATCCTCATGTGTTCGCTCTTTAAGAAATCTTTATACTCAGGACTACCAACCCCAAAGTCGTAGACAACCCCTTGGTAAAAGTTTTTGGCATTCAAGACTTCCTCTGTATACTTGTCAAAGAAATCTCTGGTGTTGAACCGTTTCCCTAAAACTTCGTCATGGATAAATCGCCTAAATATAGGTATCTTATTGAATGATATCTGCCCAGTGACTGTATCAGTTGCCATCTTCTTATTGCCGTCAAAGAAATCA